ACGGCTTATTTTGAAGCAACAGCAGCTTTTGTAGGATCAATAGACAACGTAAGCATCAAAGAATTCGATCCAATCCCTTCCGAATACATCAGCACCCCAGTGGTGAGTAACGATGGACTAACATTTGTAGAATCCGACTTGGACAGCTTCGTTGGCGGTGAGAATTTGATACCTTACTCTGAAGATTTTAACAATAACGCTTGGAATCCTCATTTGTTTGGTGGAGCAGCACAGATTGTTGAAAGCAACATAACTGACCCGTTTGGGGGAACAGGCAGTCATATATTTACATCCCACGCTGATGGGATTGGTTCTAAAATTCAAGACAACATAACAACAACAGCAGGTAAGTATTTTATTTCTGTCTTTCTAAAAAAAGGAACAACAGACAGCGTTCAACTGGGAGTCATTGATCAAGGAACAACATCGATACGAGTAGAAGCAAACTTAACTAATGGCACTATTTCTACTGCGGTAGGCTCACCATCTGATGTTTCTATAGAAGCAGTAGGCTCCGATGGTTGGTATCGTGTTAGCTTTGCTTATACATTTCCAGCAGGAGGATCAGATACGTTTCAATTGTACTCAGGCTCTTCAAGCTCAACTGGCGATAATTTTTATGTGTTTGGTTATCAAGTAAACACCGACTCTCTCAAGAAGTACCAAAAGACCACAGGCACAGCAAGAGACGGAAACGCAGGAATTGTCGTGCTATACAACCAGACAGGAGGGGAAGATGCTACTCAAGATACTCAAGCACATCAGCCGTTATTATATAATGCAGGGTTGCTTGTAAGATCTGGAAGTAGTCCTGCTTGGGAGTATCCAGTAAGTAATCCTCAGAGGAATTTAAGAGTACAAGGGCTTCAAGATATACTCAAGTTAGATTCTTTCTTTGTAGCAGAAACGAGCGATGCAGCGTTGGGCTATCCTGTAGACCCGACAGTTGGATATAGGTACGCATTTGTAGCAGAAGACTCATCTACAGCTACTGGTCTGGTTAGTGGATATGGTTCTCCTGTACTAGAAATTAATGGAGTGCAACAATCACCTTCAACTAGGGATGACGTACATACAGCGTACCAAGGACGGAAACTTGTTTATCACAGAAATGCAAGTACAAGATTCTGGGGAGCCGTTGACATGGGTCACTTTGCAGGAATAACCAACTACAGTCTAAACATTGAAAATACCAAGTTCTCCGAATGGATTTTCTTTGATTCTGACCAGTCAGCCAATAGGACTTCCATTGAAAAACACATAAATGACTTCCATAACATTTTCTAAAGTATCATTATGACCGATCCATTTTACATTATATACGACAACGAAGACCAAGCACATATTCGCAGTGAACAGGCAGGGGGCATGAGAGGACTTAGTTGGTCGCTTAACGGAACTGGAAGTAGGTACTGGTTTTCTGTTGTTGTTGAAAGCAAAGAAGAGAACCCTAGAGCAGCGATAGTATTACCAACAACAACGGAAACAGAAACAGACGATGAAGGTGAAGTAATCTCTTCAACAGTTGTTGCCGTTGATAAAGACATACTTACTGATGAAGACGAGGTTGTCGAATCCCTTCCAAGCGACTGGGCATATCCTCCCGAACCCGAAGCCCTCGTACAACCTGACTAAAAATTTTTTATATGAATTACGAAAATCAAACCGCCGAACATATTTATACAGTTCTCGAAGGGCGCAGAAATAGTTACCTTGATAGGGCCAGGCAGTGTTCAAAGCTGACAATTCCTTATATCCTCCCTGACGAAGGTTTTGGGCAGCACTCAAGACTTGAAACTCCTTTTCAAGGTGTAGGAGCAAGAGGCGTTAACAATTTAGCTTCAAAGCTCCTACTGGCCTTGTTGCCTCCTAACATATCATTCTTTAGGCTCCAGGTTGATACAAACAAATTACAACAAGAAGGAGCGCCGGAAGAAGTTATAAGTGAAATAGATTCCGCTTTGCGTAAAGTAGAAGACGCAGTAACAGATGAGATTGCAAGAGAGCGCTATCGTACAGTTATACATGAAAGTTTAAAGCAGCTGATCGTTACTGGTAACAGTTTGCTTTATCTTGACCAAGACGGAGGCATGCGAGCCTTTAGGTTGGATAGGTTTGTTATTGAGCGTGATCCTATGGATAATGTTTTAACAATAGCAACAAAAGAAACTTTAAGCTATGAAGCGCTCGATGAGGACATTAAAGGAGCCATACAGAAGCCACAAGATTCTGGAGTAGGTAGTGGAGGTACTGTAAATCTTTACACTGCTGTATGTAAACACGGCGATAAGTGGATGTTGAAGCAAGACATCAACGGTGTGATTTTACCTCAGACCGGGACTACTTTTCCTCTTGATAAAAATCCGTACATACCTTTAAGATTTAGTCGTGTTGACGGAGAGAACTTCGGACGTAGTTATGTTGAAGAATACCTAGGCGACCTTCAGTCCCTGGAGGCTTTGACTAAAGCTATTGTTGAAGGTAGTGCAGCTGCTAGTAAGATTCTTTTCCTTGTAAATCCAAACGGAACAACAAAACCAAAAGACATGAACGCACCTAATGGAGCTATAGTGCAAGGTAACGCAGCAGACGTCAGTGTTTTACAACTTAATAAATTTAACGACTTTAGAGTAGCCGCTGAAACTATAAATCAAATTAAAGATAGACTAGCTCAAAACTTCTTGCTCACTAGCAGCGCTATAAGAAACGCAGAGCGCGTGACTGCTGAAGAGATACGATTGATCTCTCAGGAGCTTAACGCTGCTTTAGGTGGAATATTTAGTTTACTTAGTAATGACTTGCAGACGCCGTTGCTTTCTAGATTGATGGACGTCATGCAGAAAAACAAGAAGATGCCTAAGTTGCCTAAAGATCTTGTAAGTCCTGTTATTGTTACAGGTCTGGACAGCCTAGGCAGACAGGGAGATCTTAACAGTCTTGATTCATTTCTTGTTGGTTCAAGTCAAGTTCTTGGACCGCAAGCTGTAGCAAACTTTGTTAATGTCTCTGAATACATAAAGAGACGCGCTACTGCTTTAGGCATTAAGACTGCCGGGTTAATCAAAACCCAGGAGCAGTTGGCAGAAGAACAACAACAACAACAACTGTTGGCTCTCAGTGAAAAGCTTGGCCCAGCAGGAATAAAAGCAGCTAGTGATCAAGCTTTAGCTCAAGAAGGGCAAGCAGAACAACCACCAGTTGAATAGATGGGAAGTGATAAAAATTATGGAACAATACATAGTAAACGAGAAACAAAAAACCGAAGAGGGGAACATAAGCCTGGAGGAGCAATTAGCTCAACAAGAAGCTGCTCAACAAACACAGCAAAACCCTTCTGGACAAGAGGCACAACAGCAGCCTCAAAATGTTGAACCACAGCAACAAGAACAAGATTTAATCTTAGGCAAATTTAAAAGCCAAGAAGATCTTGTTGTTGCTTATGAAAATTTAGAAAAGAAACTTGGAGAAACAAAACAACAAGAGCAAGCAACTGAAGAAAACCTAGCGCAGGACTCTAATGTTTCTCAAGCAATTCAAAACGCTAGTGATGCCTTTTACAACGACGGAGAGCTATCTGAAGAAAACTATAAAGCTCTTGAAGAAAACGGCATACCTAGAGAATTTGTTGAGGCTTATGTTCGCGGTCAAGAAGCATCAATGGAGTCTGAAGTTGCAGATATTACTAACAGCATAGGAGGACAAGAAAACTATGACGCTATGATTCAGTGGGCCTCAGAATATTTGCCAGCTGATGAGATAGATACTTTTGATACAATAGTTTCTGAGTCTTCACCTGAAGCTGCGAAGTTAGCTGTTAAAGGGTTGTATGCCCGGTACAGATCTGAGTCTGGTAGCGGACCAATAAACATAGCTCAAGGACAAACTTCAGGAGCTGCGGTCCAGCCTTTTAATAGTAACGCTCAAGTAGTCGAAGCAATGAAAGACAGACGATATGAAACAGATCCTGCCTACCGTGAAGAAGTCGAAAGACGCTTGGCAGTATCAACAAGGGTATAATAAAAATTATGATAACGTACATTATTGACAATAAAGAACAGCTTATAGCAATTGCTACTGCTGTTGTCACTGCTGCTAGTCTTATATCGGCAATGACACCAAATAAAGCTGATAACAAAATTACAGGCGTAGCCCTTAAACTTATAAACTGGCTTGCTCTTAACGTCGGAAAAGCAAAACCAAAGGAATAATTATGATCAAGTTACTCGTAGGTTTTCTTTTCAATTTTCCAAAAATCTGCGAGTACTTTTTTAAAATAGTCGAAGCTTATGAAAAGGAGGCATATAGTCGTAGTCGCAATCGCAACATTGATCTTATTGACGACTGGCTGCAAGACGATACAGCCGCCTCAGAGCAAGATTCCCCATTTTCTCTCGAAACTGAAAGCCCATTCGTTCAGCGCTCCAGAAAAGGAAACAATAGGAGAGATCCTAAAGTACGTAAATGATTTGGAGCATCGAAGATAATTTTAAAGATTTCAACCACACAGAAGAACACACAACAAAAGCAACCGAAAGTTTGTTTTATGTTTAGCCCCTTGCGAGGGACAACTAAGCTAAGTAAACACTCATAGGTCTTTTTGTTTTATTCATTAAGTGAGTTGTTCAACCCAAACTAATAAACAACAAACAATAAATAAAATAGAAAGGACATATTAAATTATGGCTAATGGAGATACAAATCCATCAAGGATAGGACAGTCGCATAACGTGTCAACCGGCAGCGCAGGCGATGCTGATGCTTTATTTCTTAAAGTATTCTCTAACGAGATCCTAACCACATTCGACGAAACAAACGTGATGAAGGACTTGCACACTACCAGAACAATAACTTCTGGAAAGTCAGCTCAATTCCCTGTAAGCGGTATTGCCGAGGCTAAGTACTACCAGCCTGGTCAAGACATTCTTGACGCTGGCAATAGTTACCTCAGTAACATTAAGCACAACGAGAAGGTTATCTTTATTGATGACATGCTAATTAGTTCAACATTCATTGCTGAATTTGACGAACTAAAAGCTCATTATTCAATGCGAGCAACCTACTCAAAAGAGATCGGAAAGGCACTTGCCAAGCGTTATGACCTTGCGGTTATGAAGACTTGGGTAGCTGCTGCTAGATCTGCTGCTAACATCAACGGAGGTGACGGCGGTACTAGTATTGACGGAGCATCAGGAGGAGATGGCACTCTTAGTAGCGCTCCTGAACTTATTGGTGCGCTCTTCGAGATGGCTCAAGTGCTTGACGAGAAGAACGTGCCAGACGACGGACAGCGTTTTGCAGTGTTACCACCAGAGCTTTACTATAAGCTAATTACTTCTGATAACTCAGCAGTATCACTAGCTCTTAATCGTGATGCTGGTGGTGTAGGTAGTGTTGCTACAGGTCAGATACCACAGGTAGCTGGCATTAAGCTTGTCAAGTCTCAGCACATCAAAGACGTGAGATCAGACTTCTCAAGTACAACTACTGGTGACGGTAGTTCTGCTGTTAAGAACGACGTGTTCGGTGGCGGCAATGATGGAGAAGGATACAACGGTGATCTTTCACAAACTGCAATCATCGGAGGACACCCAGCAGCTGTTGGAACTGTTTCCTTATTGGACCTTACTACTCAGTCAGAGTACAGTATTGCCCACCAAGGTACATTGTTCCTGGCAAAGTACGGTCTTGGACATGGAATCCTCAGACCTGAGTGCGCTGTAGAAATTACCTTATAATATCTATACACACTTATAAACATCACAGAGAATTGGGTGGGAGTCATATCGGCTCCTGCCCTTTTCTTTTTACCCACCAAACAAACAACTCACATTGACTTAAAAATTTATGGCAACACTTACGACACAGCTTGAGGCTGTAAACACAATGCTAGGATACATAGGCGAAGCGCCTGTAAACAGCATAAGCAACACACAGGAGCTTCCAGTGTCAGCTGCCCTCGCTGTTACTGTTCTTGCAGAAACTTCAAGAGAGGTCCAAAGTGAAGGCTGGCATTTCAACACAGAAAATAAAATTACACTTACTGGAAGCGCGGCTGACGGCAAGATAACTTTAGACGAAGACGTTTTACAAGTAGACCACGAAGGCGCCGATGATGTTGACCTAGTGCAGCGTGGAAGATCACTTTACAACAGAAAAGACAACACAGAGGTGTTTACAAGTCCTATTGAAGTGACTGTAGTAAGACTGTTAGATTTTGACAAACTTCCAGAACAAGCTCGCCGATATATAACACTTAGAGCAACCCGGTCTTTACAATCTAGACTTGTTGGTTCTAGAGAACTTGAAGCTCTCATTATAAGAGACGAGTTTGCAGCTAAAGCAAACCTGGAGAGAGCTGACGGCGCTAACGCTGACAGAACTATTTTTGACAACTACGACACAGCGACAAGAATAGGAATAAATAGAAACTACGATTTAATTTAAAATAATGGCTTTAATTAATACTTCACTTCCAAACCTTGTTCAGGGGGTCAGTCAGCAACCAGACACTTTAAGATTTGATGGACAATGTGAGGATCAACTTAATGCGTTGTCTTCAGTAGCTGATGGATTAAAAAAGAGGCCGAATACAAGATACCTGTCAGAACTTATAAGCACAGCAGTAGCCGACGGAGCCTTTGTTCATTTCATTAATAGAGACAAGGGTGAGAAGTATGTTCTTATTATTAATAACAACTTTGTACGTGTATTTGACATCTTAAACTTTTCTCAAGTTAACTACTCCGGCCCTGGGGTTTCTTCTGGATCTGGTATGTCATCTAATGAATACCTTCACGTTCCTTCAGGTACAAACCCTAAAGACGTTTTAAAGGCTCTAACAATCAACGACAACACCTTTATTCTTAACACAACTAAAAACGTAGGAAGAACAAACTCAAAGAGTGCAGCTATATTTAACGATAACAAAGCAATAGTATTTATAAAGCAAGCAGATTACGCAACCGAATACACTGTAGAAGTTACAGATGACTTTGGAACTACATACAAAGCAACTTATGTTTCAGGAGCGCAACCAAGTAATAAAATAAAAGACTCACGCCTTCGCTCTGGAGTAATCGCTAAAAAGCTTAACACTGAGTTAGAACAAGCAATAAGTAGTTCTACTATATTTTCTGTTTCCACACCTTCTCAAAACACTGGAGCCGCTAACCAAGAAATATTTTTTGAGGATGGAGAAGATGACGACGGACCAAACGCTGCCTCAGACCCAAACAACATTGACAGCAATGGAAACCCCGACAACTTCTTTACTATATCCTCTAGCTCTTCTTCTCCTTTTAAAATAAAAGTATCTGACAGCAAGTCAGGAACAGCCCTCGGTGTAGTTTATAAAGAAGTAGACTCTATCTCTGACTTACCAAAGACTGCTCCAAATAATTTTAGAGTAAAAGTAAGAGGGTCTGTAGAGGATAACGAGGATGACTATTATGTTAAGTTTCAAACTAACGACGGATCTGCTATAGGTAACGGAGGATACGTTGAGGATGTAGGCTTTGATGAGTTTATACAACTAGATGAAAATACTCTTCCCTTTAAACTCGTAAATACATCGCCTAATAATTTTACTATGGGAGCGTGTTCCTGGACAACAAAGCAAGCAGGAGACGACAATACAAACCCATTCCCTTCTTTCTTTAACTCCTCATCGGCAAATAACGGAGACAGAAAGATATCTAACATATTCTTTTTCAAGAACCGACTAGGATTTCTTTCAGAAGGCAGCGTCATCTTATCAGAAGTAGGAGAATACTTTAACTTCTTCAGGACCACTGTAAGAACTTTATTGGACTCCGATCCTATTGACGTAAATGTTGCTAGCACAAAAGTTACACAACTAAAGTCAGCTGTAGGTTTTCAAGAGAACCTTATCTTGTTTGGAGAGCGCGGCCAGTTTGTTCTTAAAGGAGGAGATATACTTACTCCAAAAACAGTATCTATAACACCAGTTACAAACTACGAAACTGACACTAGCACAACACCGCTTGAACTTGGAAGTTACGTTTACTTTCCGTTTACAAGGGGAAGCTTTTCAGGAGTAAGAGAGTTTACAGTTAATGCAAATGTAGACACCTATGACTCTGTTGAAATAACAGGACACGTACCTCAATATGTTCCGTCAGACATAATGGACATGGCAGGATCAACAGCAGAGAATGTTATATGTGTTGTAGCTAAGAACACAGCTACCGATACTTCTATCCAGAAAGATATGTACGTCTATAAGTACTACTGGGAAGGAAACAAAAAAGTATTAGCAAGTTGGTCCAAGTTTACTTTTCCGTTTACCATTGTAGGTTTTGATTTTATTGAAAGCGATCTATTTATTGTTGGAACAAAAAGCAATAAAACTATCTTAGCAAAGCTACCGATGGAAGAAAAGCTTATAGACGACGGTGCAGCCTTTAACACCTATTTAGATTTAAGACAACAAGCTACTATTGCAAACGGACAAATCACTCTTTCATTTACTCCAGAAAGTGACGATGTAATTCAAGTTTACACTAGAGAAGCCGGAGGAACTAAAGCAGGAGCTTTGATACCTTGTACTGTTAACGGAACCACTGTAACAGTAGACGCCAGCCATAACAACACCCCAGTATGGGTAGGCGTTAAGTACACCATGAGTTATACATTTAGTGAGCAGTTGTTTAGACAGAGAGCTAACAAACAAAGCAGTCCTTCAGGATACCAAAGGCATTTCTTAAAGGGAGGCACTTTGTTCTTCGATGACACTGCAAGCTTTAAAGTACAAGTTACCCCCAAGGCCCGACAGACTTACAACAACGTATTTTCTAGCAACATCGTTGGCAGCACGGTTGTTGGGACACTTCCCATAGAGTCCGGTTCATTTTCATTTCCAATCATGTCTGCCGCAAAAGACACAACAATAAAAATAGTAAACGATTCAGCGTTACCCGGTAACTTTCAGTCCGCTGAGTTTGAATCGTTCATTCACTCAAGATCTCGACGTGTTTGATAGAGTCATTGTAAGATATGATAAAGTAGACGTCATTGACGGACACCCAGACCACGCTGATTACTTGGCAGATAAGCTAAGAGAAATAGATGTGATTGAGTGTATGGCTTTTGGAAAGAAACCAAAAGAAGCTCTAATGTCTGCCTTTGAGTATGACATGGCAACTATGACTGTTGTTGACAAAACAAACAAACCTATTGCCATGTTTGGCGTAGGAGAAAACGACGAAATGCCTTATGTTTGGATGCTCGGTACAGAAGAGTTTCCAAAGGTAGCTAGAAGAGATCTTATAAAACATTCAAAGACCTGGATAAGAGAACTTCTTAAAATTACAGGCGGAGCGGCAGGGAATGTTGTTCACTGTTATAACCGCCCGGCTGTACGCTGGCTTAACTGGCTTGGAGCAAGTTTTACTCAACAATTAACAATCAAAGGTGAACCCTTTTTTCAATTCATTTTAATAAACAAAGACGTAATCGACGAATTTTATGTGTAGCCCATTAATAGTATCTTCAATCGTTGGAGCAGCTGGTACTGTCTCTTCAATTCAAGGACAGAGATATCAAGCAGACGCTCAAGCGCAAGCTCAAAAAGTAGCTTCAGCACAAGAGAGACAAAGATATCTGGCTGAAGTTTCAGCAATGCGAATGCAGGAGCAACAAGAAATGATAACGCGCTCACAGCGCCTTCAAGCAGCTGCAAAGGGAGCGATGGAAGCTAAAGCAACCGCAAGAGTTTCGGCAGGAGAAGCCGGAGTAAGCGGACTAAGCGTTCAGGCTTTGTTGAGCGACCTTACACGTAAAGAAGCTGACTATACTTTTTCAGAACAGAAACAAGCTGAATTGACTTCAGTAAACCGAGAGCTTCAACTTAAAGAAGCCGGGATAGGATTTAACAGAAACATGTTGAGGATCAATCAACCTATAGAGCCGCCTAATTATATTGGAGCAGCTTTAGGTGGTCTTCAATCAGGACTAAGCACTTACACATCACTTTACAACGCTGGCCTTGGAGTACCAAAGCCAACTAAAGACGCATAAATATGGCAAGAAAACAAACAGACGTTCCTTTTGGAGAACCAAGACTAAGAGAAACAATTCAAGGCGGCGGACAGACACCTGTCGTTATGCCTAAAGTACCTCAAGACAACTCTATGTTGCAACTGTCTCGCGGACTTGCGCAGTTCAGTAATATTTTAGGACAGTATAGCAACATACAGATAAAAAGAGGCCAGGATACAGCAGCTGTTATGTCCACCGACGAGGTGATTGCAGCAATTGAGAAGCAGCAGGAACAGGACAAGATTCCTTTAACTGAACGTATCGGTTTTCAAAAAGGATACTCTCAGCAGCTCTACTCGCGCTATCTTGAGACTAAAGTCATTCCTATGTTCAATGATCTTAGTAATGAACTTGCGAACATAAACGCAGACGAGTTTGAAGCAAAAGGTGTTGATGACTTTGACGATTTCATCGCTGGTAAAGTTAAAGAGATTGAGGACAAAGCTTTAGGTTACATCGGAGACAATCCGTTTCAGATGCAAGTTCACAACGCCGCCTTTGAGCCTGTTAAGACTAAATTTTCACTTCAAGAAAGAGATAAGTACATAAAGAAACAAAGCGCCTGGGCTAACACAAGAGAGCTAGAGATACTTGGCAATAACATGTTTAACTTGCTCAACGACACTCAAGCCGGAGATGAGCCGCTTACGCAAGGTTTGAAAGGAGCTGACGAACCTATAAACTTTGGAGCTTATTATGAAGACAAGATAGATTCAATAATTAGTAATTTTGAAGCTAGAGCTGTAGGTCTTAACATGAGTCCGTCAGAAAAAATGCAAGCTATTCATAAAGCTCTTCCAGAAGCTGTAGCCCCTTTCGTCAACCTTCCGGACTCTGACATGCCTGACAGGTTTGATAAAGCAAAGTTGTTTCTTGATGTAGCTAGGAAAAAGCTTCCATTTAAAAGTCGAGCAGGACAAGCAGCTTTAGCAGCAGCCTATAAAACAGTTGACGCAGCAGAAGCTAAGTTTGAAAGAGACAACGAAAACCTACCAGCAGACATCGTTAAAGATTTAATGCTTGAAGACGGCATAAGAAAAAACCTTGAAATACTTGCAAACAATCCAGGTGAAATAGTTGAGTTTAACGGACAAACTTTTGATAATTTAAATTCTTTCATGCAAGAGTTAACTAAAGTTCACAACTTGACTGAAAAAGGAAGACCGTATGGCGGAACCGTCGAGACGCAGATAGCTTTTAGAGATTTGTTAGAAGATTTTTCTTCTGACTACGAAACTAAAGTAAGCGATAAAGCTTTTGAATATTCGCAAAAAGCGGACGCGGCTAATTATATACTAAGCATATTAAACGCAGACGAAGTATACAGAAAAGCTTTTCCTATAGAACAATACGGAAACAATACTGATTTTTATGTTGAAAAACCTACAGCTTCTGGGTCGTTTGATATGGCCCTTTATCCTGCGGAAGCTAAAATGAATCAAGTAAAAACGCAGATTGGAATATTTGAAGGAAATATTATAGCGAACGAACTTTATGAAGAAGCGGATAACTACGTAAGACTAAACCCAAATCCGACGCTTGCCGACAGAAATAAATTTATTCAAGTAACCGCAGAACGATTAGCAAGAGAAGCTTTTGATCCAACTGTAAATTCTATAAGAAAAGACCTAGGACTTCCAGAAGCATCTCAAAGCACTATAAAACCTAAACCTCAAGTTCCAGCCAGAAGGCTTACTCAAGAGTACCTAGAGGCCGATCCTACCTTAGACGAAAAACAAGCAAACATAGGAGCTAGGCGTGATTTAGCGCGGCGTACTGAAAACACTTTTAAAGTTGATGAAAATGGAAATCTTATAATAAAAAAAGACGACAGCATATTTGATTTTGATAGAGGAAAACTTTTAGGTTTTATAGACGTTGGGGCGAACTATGAAATAGAAGACATTTTACAGTTTGAACAAAAATATCAAAACACTCGTAATCTTGGACTATTTGAGGGAAAGCTAGAAGACTTAGACACTGTCTTTAAGTTTCATAAAGACATGGTTAAAAACTCGGACAAAATAGTATCAATACTTGATTCATTAAATCCACAGCTTCCTGGTTTCTATTCTATGTCTCCTAGAGGAGAATTGTTTGATAACAAACCTTCTGGAATATCTGTTGGAGAAAGAATAAGACTTCAAAGAAGTATGAGGGAGCTTTTAAAGTACGGCATAGAAGAAGACGACGCAGCCCAAGGGTACGTAGAAATAAAAAGAAATAAGTACGACTTAGAAAACGCTTTAAGATCTTCAAAAGTAGCTACTGAAACAATGCCCGGTATGGGGCAAAGTTTCGGATGGCAAGTCATTCCTGTTTTGGACTACGACTCAATTCAAAACAAAAACATAGATAGAGTTATTCAAAAAGTTCAAACAATCATAGACATGAATAACCTTGTAGACTCAAGCGGAAAAAAGCTAACAGCGGCAGAGTTTATAGAAGCTCAAGAACTTTTATTCCAAACAAGATCTCTTCCAGACGCTAGAGTTCTAAGACAACAACAACAACAACAATAATAAACATGGCTTTATCACAATTATTTAGAGAGGGAGCTAAAGGGACTGTAAGCAGGGCTAAAGAAGCAGCGGAAACTCCTTTTACAACTACATCGCAACTACAAGAGTCTTCTTTTGAAGCAGACTTGATGCGCGAACCAGAAAAGGAAGACGTACCTTGGTGGACTGAAAACGTGTTTGTTGATACCGCAGCCGCTCCTATTAGAGGCGTGTTAGATATGTTTGACGGTATTGCTGATTTAGCGGACACCGTAACTCCTTTCTTAGGCGATTGGTATGACGATGAGTTTGAACTTAGTAGTATCATGCCTTACGGGCTTGGCGAGTCTAAAACAATACCTGGAGGTTTAGTTACAGGAGCTACACAGTTCTTGTCTGGTTTCTTAGGGTTTGGTTTAGGAACTGCTGGTTGGGCCGGAAGATTGCCTGGAATAGTTAAAGCAACAGAAGCAGCTCGATTAGCCGGACCTACTTCAAAGTTAGCTAAAGCTGGTAAATACTTTGTAAAGCCTATGGTAGCTGGAGCTATAACTGACTTCACAGCCTTTGAAGGACAAGAGGAAAGACTTTCAGATCTATTCAAAGATAACGAAGTATTGCTTGGAAACTTTTTTTCTTATTTAAGTTACACAGGCAATGAAGATGACTCCGAACTTGAAGGCAGAATGAAGAATATGGTTGAAGGTCTAGTTCTTGAAGGTGTTGTTGGAGGAACTCTTTACGCAATGGTAAAGAGCATAAAGAGTCTTAGAAAATACAAACAAGAAAAAGCAAAAGGCAAAGACCCAGAGGAAGCCGGAAAAGCAGCTTACGAAGATTTAAAACAAGACGACGAAGGTCAGCTGTTGTTTGAGTTTGACCCAACTGAAAAACCCACTACAGACGTAGACGCAGATCCAGCGCTTGTTGACAGTCCCTTTAAAACTAGAGAGAATGAAGTTGATCAAGTAACCCTCAACAAAAAAGCAGTAGATAAACTTGAACAACGTATAGCTCAAAACCAAAAAGAATTTAACGAAAGAGAAACAGGCCAGCTTCAATTTAACATTAAAGAAACAGAGGAAGGCGCTTCTGAAATGTCTACTCCTAAAACAAGAGGAGGTGACCAGGCTGTTGACGCTTCTTACGAAGTTATTGCTAAATCAATAGAAGACCTCACAGATGAAGCCAGTTCTTCAGCAGACACTTTAGCAATTATGATTGCTGGAAGACAAGCTCTAGCAAAACTTAAAAACGCAAGAAAAGTATACTCTGCTGACGTTTTAAACGGTATTACACAAACTGTTGCGGAAAAATCAGGAAACGTAAAGGTATCTTTGGAAAAGATACGAGAAGGAGAAGATGTTTCAACACACGAACAGTGGCTTGCAGAAAATGCTTCAGCCTACTTAGTGATGCGTAAGTCAGCTGAGAATGTTGTTAACGTAGCTAAGAAGTGGGAAGGTGACATTTATAGCAACGAAGCAACAATTGAAGTAGCCGACGCACTTGCCGCTTTTGATGAAGCAGCGCGAGTAAACTCGATTAGAGCAACCAGAGATTCCGCTGGACTGTTTTACCGTAAAGTTCTTAAAAGAGGCGTAACAGGAGCGTTTGAAAACAAAAGATTTAAACGAGTAAAGTCTCCACAACCTGGAGCAGACATAAAGGATTACACTGCGTTTCTTCAAGAAAGACTCGGTCAGAAAGACATAAAGAAACTTGTAAGCCAACTAGTAAACGCAAGCACACTTAACGACGTTGAGAAAATAACTAGCCTCAAGAGGATAACTAGAAAGACTGCCGGAAGAAAAATGTTAGACATAACAACTGAGTTCTGGATCAACAGTATCCTTTCTGGACCTACTACACAGATAGTGAACGTCATGGGTAACATGCTAACTAACACGCTGATGGTTGGAGAAAGGAGCATAGGAGCTTTACTTAGCGGAGATAAAGAACTAGCTAAAGCAACTATTAAATACGCGTACAGCTCTGAAACTTTCTTTGAAGCTCTTAAAGCTGCCGCTATTGCCTTTAAAACAGACGAGTCCAGATTGATGCGTGGAAGTAGACAGTTTGATGAATCAGACAGCGGACTTAAAGAGAGAAGTATAACAGCAGAAAACATACCTCTTCCCGGTAATATTAGATTATCAAATGAATCAACACTTGGGCAAGCTGTAAACTTTTTTGGAGGCGTAGCGCGAGTGCCTTCAAGATTTCTTGTTGGAGGCGACGAGTTCTTTAAGAACATGGCTTTCAGACAATACCTAAGAACTGAGTTTGCTATGGAAGCAATGAGTGACCCAAATATAGCCAAGAATGGAAAAGCTATTGCAGCTTATGTAGAAAGAGAAATGGGCAAAACCATGAACAAAGCTGGCACTTACTACAGTGAAATGGGAAGAATTTTAGAAGCCAATAGAGTACTCGACGAGCAAGGCTTAAAGTATGGCGATGGTCGCGAAGAAGCGATGGAAAAGATACTAGATCAAAAGTTTGACGAGACTAGATCAGCGATGGCCGAAAGAGCTGCGCGTTACACTAGAAAATCAACCTTTACATCTAACTACAACGAACTCCAGGTTCCAGCTTTGGAATCTATGGGTAACTTAGGAGCAACCATACTTAAAGCGCACCCGGAATTGAGATTTATTGTTCCGTTTCTTAAAACACCTTTAAACATTGTTAACTTCGGACTTGAGAGAACTCCTATAGGTCTGGCTATGTATGGCCTTAAAAAACATAGAGAGCGCTATAGAAAAATAATGGACGAGGGAACACCGCAAGAAAAAGCAGAACTTAAAGGAAGACTTGCGACAAGCGTTCTTACAACTGCATTTACTCTTGCATACGTAAACAGCAACGCAGAGTTTATAACAGGAGCTGGACCTCAAAGCAGACAGGAAAGAGACATTCTTAGAAAAGCTGGATGGCAGCCTTACTCATTTAAAACGCCTGAATGGTTCCCAGGAGGAGAACAATACATCAGTTATCAACGTCTTGACCCACTGGCAACAATGCTAACTATGGCAGCTGACTTTAGAGATTATCAGAAATTTGAGATTCCAGACGACAACGACGAAAACGCAGCTATAAACTTTGCTAACATGGCGATGATTTACGCTGTAAACCTTACCGACAAAACATTCCTTAAAGGTGTCAACAACATGTTCAACGTGCTTAGAGAACCTGAGTACTACGGACCGAAGTTGTTCAAAGATGTTGCCGCTGGTTTTATTCCTAACATAGCCAACCAACTTCAGAACACCGACACAGAAATAATTGTTAGAGAAGCACGGACAGTAGCCGACGCCACTCTTAGAAGGGTTCCTGTAAAGTCAAAAGACGTTGCGCCTAAAAGAACTGTTCTAGGAGAAGTCATCACAAGAGACAACCCTGGAGGAATCTTTGGGTCAACTCTAAATCCGTTTTACGTTTCAAAAGTTAAAAACGACGCAGTTGATAACGAACTCGCTAAACTAGGACACGGATTTAAAATGCCGTCTAAGAAACTATTCAACATTCCAAACATTGATCTTACAAAAATAGCTTCCACAAAAGGCAAGTACGACACGTATGACCGATGGATGGAGCTGAGGGGAACAGTTAAGATAGGCAACAAAACTCTAAGGCAAAGACTTAAAGATCTAATAGGAAAAGAAGGCTATCAAAAATTAGCTGACGAAGACTACTACGACAGCACAGCAATGAAGTCTCCTAAGATAAAAGCAATCACAGAAATTATTAATAGGTACAGCTCTAAAGCTCGCTTTGAGTTGATGAAAGAAACGCCTGAACTACAGGAAAAATATAAGGAGGCGATGAGGACTAAACGTGATTATCTACAAAACAAATTATAAAACAAACTTAAACACCATTACAATCAACCATGCCAAATTCATACATTGAATATACAGGATCAGGAACCGGGGCCAACCAACTAGGACAAAAGACATTTAGTTTTAGCAACATAGACGTTCTAAACGCAAACGATATAAACGCGTTCGGAGAAACATCAGGAGGTAATAGAGTAAATTTAACAATAGCCTCAAGAGATACAAACGCAAAAACAGTCACACTTAGCACAGCTCCATCTGCTTATGAGAAAGTAAGAGTATATAGGTCAACGTCTTCAAACGCCTTAATAGACTTTGTTGACGGTGCGCGACTGACAGAAAATGACCTGGATACCGCTTATAAACAAGGGCTGTTTGTTGCTCAAGAAGTCTCTGAAGACGCTGGGGGAGTTGGAACACAACTTACAAACGTTACTAACTTGTCTTTAGGCGGCACTACTAGCGTAGACGCTCTAAGCGCCAGCGGAACTGTAAGTCTCCCTTCAAGCACAGACTTGAGTATAAGCGATCTGACAGCAACTGGAGTAGTTAGAATATTTAACAATCCAAATGCCAATCACTTTTATAGAACAGGAACTTGGTCACCTAATATTATAATCAATGGTAGCAGTGTGGTTGATCTCCCGAACTCTAACAAGGACTACACGAAAATAGGAAGAGTTGTTTTTATTTCAGCGCATATCGTACTTTCAAGTGGCATAGGTAACGGATCTTTTACAATAACAGGTTTGCCCTTTAGTGTTGTAAGTCGAGGAACCATGTCAATGTCTGTTCTTAATTCTTCACATTCTTTTGAAGCCTTTGATCAAATTCCTACAGCATCCGTTGATGAGTCTGGAAGTGACGTAGTTTGTGACACAGCAGGAATATCTTATGCGGTTAACGATAGAATTAATCTAACAGGGTTTTATTTTACTTCATAACGCACACAATGAACAATCAATTCACGACACCTACAGTCGGTGTTTTAGGTCTTCTAGCAAACATAACACTCAACGACGTAAACGAGATTCTTGCAGTGCTTGTAGGTGCTGCTACGCTTGTTTACATGGTGTTAAAGATAATATCAGAAATACGTAAGAAAGGTAAATAACTACATGGACGCCAACGATAAAGACAACATGGGTAGAATGTATACTCTACAAGATCTACTCACAGACGAATTTATAACAAGAATTAAAACGGGAGACGCAGAACCCTCACTCCTAAACGCAGCTCGCCAGTATCTAAAGGACAACGGAGTACATTCAGGCTTAAAGCAAGACACTAAGCTTCAAGACCTTGTAAGTGTTCTTCCGTTTAAAGAGGAAGAAGGAATAGATAACGTAGTCAAACACCACGCTGCTAATTAATGAGAAGAAACTATAAAAAAGAATATAAAACTTATCACGCTTCCGAAACTCAAAAGAAACGAAGAGCCGGAAGAAACAAAGCGAGACGGCTTGTTGTTAAGTCAAAAGGTAAAGCAGCTCTTAAAGGTAAAGACATTGATCATAAAGACCGCAACCCTCTAAACAACAGCAGGAGAAACCTGAGAATACAAAGCAGAGCCAGGAACAGATCTCGAAACAAATAATTTACCACATGGAAATCCCTAGTGAATTAAAGGATTTCAGGAACTTTTTATATCTAGTTTGGAAACAATTAAATTTACCTGATCCTACACCAATTCAGTACGAGATAGCAGACTGGATGCAAAACGGACCCAAGAGAGCCGTCATTCAAGGCTTTCGAGGCGTAGGCAAATCTTGGATCTGTTCTGCTTATGTTGTCCACCAGCTGCTTCTAGATCCCTCAAAAAACATTTTAGTTTGTTCAGCCAGTAAAACTAGAGCAGATGATTTCTCTACTTTTACGTTAAGATTGATTCATGAGATGCCTATTCTTGAACATCTTATACCTAAAGACAAACAACGATTTAGTAAAATTAGTTTTGACGTTGGGCCAGCTCCAGCTTCACATGCACCCAGCGTTAAATCTTTGGGAATCACCTCACAGCTAACAGGAAGCCGAGCTGACATTATTGTTAGCGATGACTGCGAGGTTCCCAACAATTCGGCGACGCAAGGCATGAGAGATAAGCTTGGAGAGCAGGTTAAAGAATTTGAGTCCATTCTCAAGCCTGATGAGGAATCCAAAATTATCTTCTTAGGAACGCCACAATGCGAAGACTCATTGTATAACAAATTGATCGAACGTGATTATACATCGCGAGTGTGGCCCTGCAAGTACGTCACGCCCCAGAAGAATGAAAAGACATACTATGGGAGCGTGAGTCCGCTTTGCGTTGCCGAAGATAAAAAACAAACAAACAGATCAACAGAGCCAACAAGATTCAGTGAGATAGATCTAGCTGAAAGAGAAGTCAGTTATGGTAAAGCCGGGTTCGCTATGCAGTTTATGTTGGATAGCCGCCTGTCTGACATCGACCGTTACCCTCTAAAGATAAACGACTTAGTTGTGATGGACATAGACGAAGAGGTCGCACCAGAAAAAGTAGTATGGGCGCAGTCTCCTGAACTAACCTGGGGAGGCGATGTGCCTAATGTTGGCTTTACAGGCGACAGGTTCTACCGCCCCTTTAAGCAAGTTGGAGACATGGTAGAGTTCACTGGCTCTGTTATGTCCATTGACCCTTCCGGTCGTGGTCGTGATGAAACATCCTGGGCAGTAGTAAAGATGCTTAACGGTTATCTCTACGTACCTGACGCTGGCGGAATGCAGGGAGGCTACGGCGAAGACGTGCTTAAAGTCCTCGCTATGAAAGCCAAGAAACATAAAGTCAACTACATCATCGTTGAGTCAAACTTTGGTGACGGCATGTTCTCAGAACTCTTTAAGCCCTTTTTAACCAAGATACACCCCTGCTCTATTGAGGAGGTTAGGCATAGTATTCAAAAAGAAAAACGGATCATTGACACCCTGGAGCCAGTCATGAGTCAACATAAGCTTGTCATAGACCCAGAGGTCATAAAGAATGACTTTACCACAGCTCAAAACTACGCTCTTGACTCACAACTTCGCTACCAGCTGATCTACCAGATGTCACGCATAACACGAGACAGAGGAGCTATAACACACGACGACAGGCTTGACGCACTTGCTATGGCTGTAAGCTACTGGACAGAACAAATGGCACAGGACGCAGAGAAGAAAATTAAAGACAGAAAAGAAGAGCTACTCAACGCAGAGCTAGAAAAGATACACGACGCCTACTTTAGGAACAAACAACACCACAGGAATAGCCCTAACTGGCTTTAGGATTTACGAGGTGGGCTTAGAGCAGCTTTTGGCTGTGTGTATTCATTTTAAATTAACAACGATTTGTAGAGGAAATATGAAGGACATTAAAGAAGACCTGTTCAAGGCTCAAGAACACATCAGTAACGCCATTGAACACATCAACGAAATAGAAAAGCTTAAAGAACAACCAACTGCTATCCCCTTTCCAACCAACAGTATACCTAGAGATGAACTTAACGTCGCTATCTGCGTAGGACACTCCAGGTCCGGCGATACTGGTGCTGTATCATGTGGAGGAATCAACGAGTGGACCTACAATAAGAAGGTCGCTGAATACCTGAAGTCAGACCTCCAGGAATATGGCATCAGTAGCTTCGTTGTAGATAAATATGGAGGCACTTACGGATCTTATACGTCAGCCATCAACTGGCTCGTAAAACACTTAAAGGAACAAAAAGCCTCCATAGCCATCGAACTGCACTTCAACGCCTCAAGTAACTCAAAAGCCAACGGAATGGAGATGCTTTACTGGAAAACCTCACGCATCGGTATGACACTTGCAGAATATCTGCTCAGAGGCTGCCAGAAATATTTCCCTCTCATAAAGAACCGGGGAACCAAAAAGAGAGATACAGGAGATCGTGGGGCCACCTTCCTGCGTAAAACACATGTGCCAGCCGTGATCGCAGAGCCGTTCTTCGGATCTTGTTGGGAGCCAGATTGGACCACCTTCGCAAACAGTGAACACATTTTAAGCCAAGCCCTAGCGCACGGCATCAAAAATTGGGCAGATGAACACATCCTATAATCCACGTCAAATTACCATAGGAGGCCATAAATATAAAATCGTTTATAAAAAAGACCTGGAGGACTTCGGAAGCCTAGACGTCGATAAGAAAATCATCACCATTAGAAGCGGTTTAAAAATAAACGATAAACTCGACACCATCCTCCACGAAGCCTTCCACGCCTGTCTAGCAATTTCAGGTCTAAGCTACCTCATAGACGACGAAAACAAAGAAGAAGCCCTTGTTAGAGCCTTTGATAGCCTTCTTCTACCAACAATCAAAAAAGAACTAAAGAAAACCCTTAAAAAACAACAAAATTAATTTGTTCGACTATATGAAGAAGGGGAGGGGGAAAACAACATAATATTCCCTAACTATAAGTAACTATGGGAGGCTATGGAATAGGTTAATAAGAGGCTATAAAATAAAAACAAACACAACTATAAATAAAAACTATAACAATAACTATAAGTATAGAGCTATAGATGGCTTTAAGTTAACTTTAAGTAGCTTGAGGGACACTTAACTACATGTTTTGTGTGATGTTTGTTTTCGGTTAATGTTCGTTGTTGTTGTTTTTGTTATCTTTTGTTTTGGTAAAAAAATGTGAAAGGGTAATACGTGGTACATCCGGGCAAGAATCCCCCAATCGGCTTGTTGTTCTGCTAGAAAACTATCATCATATTTTAAATTAGCCGCCTATCTATTTGCTAAATTTGTGTTTTATTTGTCACCAATCAAAAAAAACTATCATTATTAACCGGATTTATTGAACAACACTCAAGAACTAGAATCTTGTGTCATAAATTAAAGCGCCTTTTAAATCTGTTTTATTTTCCGTTGTTTTATTTGCGTCTTTTTTTGTTTATCTGTGTTTTTGCACTTAAAGGACTTAAAGAGCTTTTAAAACACTTACAGCATAACTACTGTTCGCTTGAACACTATCATCATTAGCTGTCTATATTCTGTTAATAACCAGACTTTAAACCAGACTTTAAACAAAACTAATAAC